ACTTGAAGATTAAATTCCCGTTACTTGATGATGATATCGCAAACAGATCTATGTTGTGGCATACCGCAACTAGACACCTTGAAAAATTAAAAATATCGCAGCGACACATTTACAAGATAACGCCATACATAGTGCAAATTCACTTTATGTATACGTCCACTCAAACAAATGCGTTAGCCATGGGACACACTTGGGAACACTTTTGGAGGAAATGGTACTTTAAACTAGTAGCCCCCAAAAAGGAAAACTGAGATTACCTGTCAATTCTTCACGGAATTGATACTGCACAAATGTTCGATAGGTTGCATCCTGCCATTACTGTAATGAGTACTGATGGGGCACCACGCATTCGTAAAGTGTCCATAATCCCTGGTATGATGGGTGCCAGAGACTACCAATATGTTAACAACACCTTTAGGAACTTACTACGTTCAGTTAACGAACGTGTATTTTACCGAAGGGTGGATGGTGTATTGGTAGCGCCTTACAGGCCTACAACACCTTACATTGCAGACACATTAGCGGAATTCACTTCTGCCTTTTGTAGCAATGCCCGGATCATGACCCCCTGGTCAATGATGCGGATGGTCAATTCCTATTCCGGACGAAAACGTACCATTTATTTAAATGCTTACAATGATTTGCTCCGCAAAGCAATTTGCGAGGCTGATGCACGTCTGAAGACATTCGGCAAAGCTGAAGGTTATGATTTGAGTGAAAAAGAATGGAATCTACTTGTGATGAGATGCATTCAACCTCGAAGTCCTAGATATTGTCTAGCACTCGGGGTTTTCATTAAATCCATTGAAAAATTATGCTATGATAACATAGATAAAATATTCAATGACCTAAAGCACACACCAAAGACAAAAACGGTTTGCAAAGGAGTTAATGTTAAACAATTAGCCACAATCTTGCATCTTAAGTTTTATGCCTTTGTCGACCCCTGGGTCGTAGGTCTTGACGCTAGTCGTTTTGACCAGTGTGTTAGCGAAGCTGTACTAGACTTTGAACATTTATTGTACTTAGCCTATTACACAGGATGTGATGCAAATGAATTAAGATTTTTACTCAATATGCAGCTATCGAACAAGGGATTCGCACGAACAAGTGATGGATCGTTTAAGTATGTAGTTTCAGGATGTAGAATGTCAGGTGATATTAACACATCGCTTGGCAATTGCTTAATCATGTGTGCTTTGATATATTGTTTTTGCAAGTCAAAGGGAATTAAGAAGTTTTCCGTCATTGATAACGGAGACGACTGCCTTTTGATTGTGGAAAAGTACGATCAACACTTGGTCACCAAGGAAATCATTTCAGAATGGTTTGCCAAATGTGGGTTTGTCATGAAGGTGGAAGAGCCAATCACTGAATTTAACAGGATTGACTTCTGCCAAATGAGACCTGTTTGCGTCGAGAATGAATGGTTAATGACCAGGAATCCATACACGCAAGTATCCAAGGATGCAATGTGCCCAAAACCGTTTGTAACTATTGAAAATGCAATCGTCTGGATTAAGTCCGTAGGCGAGTGTGGCATATCAATAGCAGGTGGGGTACCAGT